ATAAAAATAATATTCTGACACCATTATTTTTTTCAAATTTTGCAAATTTTTAAATTTTTTCCGGAAAGTATTTCCAGAATTCAAAAATGGACATTTATTTTTGTCCAAATTCGAATTCCGAAAATACTTTTGGGAAAAAAAATTTAAAATTTCGCTTGTGAGCATAATGCTCTAAACGCAAATATTTCTATTCCAACTTTGTGTGCATAATTTTTTTTTGACCAATTCCGACAAAAACGGCTACTTTTTTATGTTTCCATTTTAGGAAACATATGGAAACATTTTCAGAAAAAAAAGTAGCCGCCAAAAAATATTATTGCGAAAAATGTGACTATTACACTGACAAAAAAAGCAACTTTTCCAAGCACATTTTAACGACCAAACATACCCTTGGAAACAAATTTGAGGTAAAAAGTAGCCAAAGTAGCCCAACTGTGACGACAATCGAGCAACATTCTTGTGTTTGTGGTAGTAAGTATAAGACGAGAGGTGGTCTCTGGAAGCATAAAAAGGTATGTAAGTACATAAATGGTTTGAGTAAAGATGACTAAAAACACTCGTTATCAGATGCAAATAGCATTGATGAAAATACAATCAATGACGTTATTATAAAAATGGTGAAAAGCAATCAGGATTTGCAAGACAAGGTGGTTGAGTTGTGTAAAGGGCAAACCATTGTCTATAATAATAATATAACCAATAATAATTGTACTCAACAATTTAATCTTCAATTATTTTTGCAAGAAACATGTAAAAATGCAATGAACATTACTGACTTTGTAGATTCTCTCCAGATAGAGACTAAAGGATTGGACAAGTTTGGACAATGTGGTTATGTACAAAGTATTTCTGATATCTTTATCGATCGTTTAAGAGAATTGAATGAAACTGAACGACCATTACACTGTACAGATAGGAAACGAGAAACTTTATATATCAAAGACAATGATGTTTGGGAAAAAGATCATGAGAGAGAAAAGATTAAACATGTCGTGCGCGAAGTTGCCCATAAGAACTTCAAGGAAATGCCAAAATGGAAAGAAAATAACCCACATAGCGACGATATATCGTCTAATAAACATGTAGAATATATGAATATATTGAATCAAGTCGTAACGAGTATCTCTCCAGATAATGATGCGGGAGTGAATAAAATAATCAGGAATGTTGCAAATGAAGTGTGTATACAAAAACCTGGTGGTGGAAATATTGAATAACTGAACAACTTAAATGTTATTTTGTAATAACATTTAACATGACAACTCAAAATTACCTGACTAGATTACCTCAGGAACTAATCCGTTACATATATGCATTTGATGATAACGAGTATCTTAAAAAAAAATATACGAATGCTCTATCTAATATGATGCAAATACACCGGAAATGGAAAGTATGTCAATATATGTCACCTTTGTATTCTTATTATGCTATTTACAAAAATCATCATCATTATTATGGACAAGGTGATTTTTCATTGAGCAAATACATATTGGTTCATAATAAAAATTATGGCGATAAACTGTTGGTAATTACAATGAATCCATCTTTTGTGAAAGGAATGCAACCTAGAAGAATCGGCGTTGAAGCCTAAGAGAATGTTTTTTTGAACATAGCCAATGCCTTATCTTTTTGTGTACTATAGTCAACTATGGGTTTTGAATATTTCACACTACCTTTATAGTTTTGATATGTTTTATCCCAATTATGAATATCCTTTGCCGGAACATCTTCCAATTCAGGTACCCATTTTTTTATATATTCTGCATCTGGATCATTCTCGGCAGATTGCGACCATGGATTAAAAATACGAAAATACGGCTGTGAATCTGCACCAGAACTGGCAACCCATTGCCAATTACCATTATTTGACGCAGGGTCATAGTCAGTCAATTGAGTGGCAAAATATTTCTCTCCTTCCCTCCAATCAATAAGAAGAGTTTTTACCAGGAAAGATGCAACAATCAAACGACCTCGGTTATGCATATATCCAGTTTCATTTAATTGTCTCATTGCCGCATCGACAATTGGAAATCCGGTCATTCCATTTTTCCATGCATTAAAATAGCCCGCATTTTTACTCCACGATATTTTAGAATAGGATGCTTTCATTGGCTTCCCCAAAACATAAGGGAACGCATACAAAATATTTGCATAAAAATCGCGCCATATTAATTGCCGAATGAATGATTTGTTCGATTTAAATGCATTATACACCTCGCGAATAGAAACACAACCAAACTTTATGTACGCGGATAATTGAGATGTTTGTTTTGCCAAATCATCATGTGTTTTGCTATATTGTTTTTGTGTTCTTACTGCGGTTTTTAACACCTTGATGGCATTACCACGACCTCCGTCTACCAAAATATCATCATTTTCTTTTGTAAATCTTGAAAATGCGGTTTGGAGCGAAATGCTATTAGTCAATTGTCCTGAGAACCCAACTAGTTTGAGTTTACGCGCTGCCGCTGGTGAATCAATACGGCGTTTGCTTGCTACATTATAATAAGGTGTAAACTTTTGATATGCATTTCCTGAACCATTTTCAATAGTGCCAGGTGCATTCAAGTAATAATCATGTTCCATAATAACAGGTATTTCTTTTTTTTCGCACATTTTTAAAATACTTTCATCTCGGTCCATGGCGTATGGACTATAATCCATATTAAACCCAACCACATCTATATTTAGTCGATCAATACAATATTTGATGATTTTATCGTTATTTCCATAAAAGGTCAACAATTTACCTCCACTTTTTTTAATTTGGTCATTTAAATCTTCCAAACTTTCAATCATAAATTGGACTGAATTATCCGATTTATATTTGTTCACCCCAGTAACTTGTTCCGGCGTAAAAATAAATATTGTATAGATATTTTTGCATTCACTGTTCATGGCATTTAACGTTTTGTTGTCCACGATTCTAAAATCGCGTCTAAATATGAATAAACCATTATCGTACATACTAAATTGATTACTTAGTATATACCCACACTTTAAATATCTAAACTAACGGTATTCTTATCTGATTTTTGTCTTCTCTTACTGCGTTTTGGCATATTTCCATCACTTTGAAGCTCTTTTAATTCACTAATGCTAATAGTACTACTATCATTTAAAGAACCTAGTGATGCTTGTGAATTGGATGTCATGGGAGGTGCAGTAGGCTTATCCTCCTGAATGTTAATGGTTTTGGTTTTTAGACCAGATAAAATATCGTTTAAATCACTAGGGCCCTTCATTTCTGGTCGTGTAGTAGGGCGCTGTGTACGCTCAGGTGCTGCTGATTTGGTGTTACCAAAACTTTCTTGGATGTTGATTCCATCATCTTGGGAACTAGTGAATGCACCTCCAATATTGGGTGCAAAATTATTGTTACCAGGACGATAACTTGGTGGATCACGACTCTGTGTTGCCATTGGTGGTGGTGGCATACCCATATCAGTTCTTGGTAAAGGATCTTGGTTCATTACTCCACTCATAAAACCAGATAATCCGGGGTTTGTTTGACCCATAGTATTTACTGCCGCACTTTGGAATTGACGCATCAAATCCGGGTTTTGTCTAAAGACATCATCCATGCTTGGCATTGCACTCTTGAATAATGTATTGGTCATGTGGATCATTGCTGCACTACCACCCAATTGAAACAATAATTTCAACTCTGGTGCCATGGATGCTTTACTCTTGTATTTTTCATAAAGTTCACCAAAGACTTCATCGTAATCCTCCAAGTTTTCATTTACTTGATCACTCCATCCATCTAGCTTGATATCAAATGGATCAAAACGATTATTCAAGAACTCAATACCATTAATGCATGCCATAAGCATGTTTCCTGAGAACTTGACGGAGTTCTGCTTATTTTTCTCTTCCATGATCATTTCATATTCACCTTGCATCTCCGCTAAAGGAGAATCCATTGTATATTTTTTGGTAAGATTCACACCCTTTGTTTCAAGCGTTTCTAGCTTTCTCAAATATTTGAACTTCTCACGAAGAAGCTCCTCTTTTGACATTTGTGGTTGCGCAGGAGCAGGTGCTTTGTCTGGATTTACAGGAATATTATTAAACTTGGTAAAACCATCCCATGTCTTGTTTGCAGATGAACTGGCAGTGGCTTTACCAATATCCGATGATGGGGAATCAGCAAAACGAACCCTGTCGGGTGCATCCTCGACATCATCTTTACTACCTTTTTTGGTCTCTCCAAAATTAAGATCAAACAAAGACGATTTTGTATTAAGTTTTGGTTTTTCGACATCCTCTGCGAGGTCGTTCAATTCTGCTTCTAAATTATTAAGGTCATCTACATCAATATCACTACTTTTACTTTTTCCGGATGTTTCCTTCTTCTTATCATTCATTAACAATTCAATGCCTCCTCCAAAGTTAACACCCCCACTTCCTTTTGATGGCTCTGAAATATCAAAATCAATATTAAAATCATCTGCACCTAGTTCCGAAATCTCGATAATATCATCGCTTGACATTTTACTATGTTTTACTTAGAACATATAATTCTAAGTAATACGAATTATATATTATATTTTATTCACAGTCTCTAATATACCATATTCCTTGTAAAAAAGAATCTGCTAAATCATCCTTCTTTTTATGTTCCTTAAAATAAGTTTTCCAATCCTCACCATCTACCACTAATTGTTGCAAATATTCTAAAGTATTAGTAACTCCTTGACTTTTTCTCTCTTTATAAGTATCCGTATTCTGGACTTCGTGAATAATTTCTGTCACTTTTAGTTTGTTTGAGGCATTTACAAATTGAATATGGATATTATCATTTTGCATGATAAAATACTGTGCAAGCATACCTTGGATCGTTTTCATTCGATTCGCAATCGGACTAATTTGATTTTCAATCACCACTTTTGAAATAGAATGTATATGTTCTTGTAAAAGTTTATTCAAATGGTATTTTGTATTGCGACCAATAGTAATTAAATCAACCTTGGATGCTGGTATATTGTCACATGTAAATACATCAGATAAACAATGGCTTTTATAATAAGCCATAATATCATTGATGTAATCAATGCGTTTTTGTTTACCGGATGTCTCATAAATAATGCCTAATTTAATGGTGATCATTCGTAAGTCATCCACCTTTTGTTTTTTAATATATTTTTCAGTTGTTTGATTTGACGGCACGATAAAGTCACTAGATTTTGCATGTTGTAAACAATAATATATGTCATTTTTGTAATATTTGGCAATTTTACCACATATTTTTTCCTGTTTCTTTGTTTTTAATTTACAATTACATGTAGGTTTGACCTGATTTATGTCCTCTTTGGATTCTAAAAGATTAACCACATTCCATAGATCTATCTTATATTTGTCATCCTCTTTTGATAACAAACATAAGGCTAGATTTTTAATACCTACATCAATACTTAAAGTACTCATATAGTTAGTACATCTGGAATCATCTAAATAAGTATTTCGATTATATTTATTTATCCTACTTTTGGATTAGGGGGTGCATAATAGATGGAAGGTGTTATTGTGCGCGCTTGCAATTGTTCGCGAGTTAAATAAGGGGAACGCAAATCACTTGTAGGGTAACCAAACCCTGGGTTTTCTGTATCCATGACAGAAGAATAAAGATGGGGAACATTACTAGAAGGAGTATTGTTTACTTTCGTATGGACAGGTAAACCTAAAGCTGTGCATGCTTCTTTATTGTTCATTTTCATGATTTCTCGTGCGTTATTTGTTAAATATTGGCGATATTGCCAACTCGTTTTAATCCCAATTTCTTGTTGCAATCTTTGATTCACAATGGCTTCGGGTTGCCATGATGAATAAGTTCGTCCGTCCGCCATAATAGGAGGAAAGTTGAAATGAATATTGTTTGATCCACTATAACAAGTTGCCCAACTCATAATTATATATTACAACTATAAAAAAGTAATGAAAATAATTTGAAACTCATTGTCATTTCAAATTATCTAAAAAGGGAAATTACATATTCTCTAAAAACTCGATAATCTCACCCTTTTTCATTTTATTGGGTTGCTCAATCAACCCATTCTGTTTGACATACTCCTTCAACTTAGGAAGAGTCATTTTTTTGAAATCCATGACAGGAAATGGTACTTCCTTAGTAGATGTTTCTAAATCAGCTACCGGATCCACATCCATTAATATTTGATCACTCAATTTAACTTCACCATTATCTAATACAGGTTCTGCAGTAATCTCCTCAATGTCGAGTTCATTTGCAAGGTCGATCGCATCACTTTCATCATCCTCGTCATCTTCATCCTCGTCATCTTCATCATCGTCTTCTTCATCATCGTCTTCTTCATCATCGTCTTCCTCGTCAATATCAAAGGAATGGACCTCCTCGACACCTTCAGTTTCCTGTGCATTTTCGCTTCCCATGTTAATTACTTTGACATCATTGAATGCAGCAGATTCTTGTAAGTCTTCTTCATCCTCTTCTTCACTTCCCTCTTCGCTCTCATCTTCACTTCCTTCTTCACTTCCATCCTCACTATCCTCTTCACTTCCTTCTTCACTATCATCTGAAACAGAAATTAATGAATTATCATCTTCGCGAACAGCGCCAGCACCCTTTAAAAGATCATGTTGTGCGGTATGACCTTCTGGTAATTCTCCATAAAGATTCGCTGGTGCTTGTGCTTGGATACCCATTTGCAACCGCGCTTTTACCATATTTAATTCGTCCGCCATAGTTGATACTAAACCAAGCATGGATGAAATTTTATGGTTCTGTTCATTCATCTTTTGCAAAAAGAAGTAAGATGC